CTTTGTCCTCCTTCTGCATTGATAGGTGTTGGAGGGCTAGTATTTTCACTTACATCATTACTTTCGAGGCGTCCGTCCGGCCTCGCATTCTCACGATTGCTTCTAAGATTGTTCGTTGTCTAGACGATCGATTTCAATTGACTAAGTGGATTTGGTTTAAACATACTATTGGAAAAAGAATGCTTGTTTCTCGTAGCGAAGATAGACGGTATGAAACTGTTACCGTTCCATCGCTTCAGATGAGTTATACTGTTTCTGTTTTTAATAATTTTGGAGCACCTCGTGAACGTGAAGATATATTGTTTGAGGTTATGGCTTTTTTTGAACGCAGTTTTTCATTACATCAAAAACGCATAGTTAATTGCGATAAGAGTATGGATATTCTGCGTTCTGAACTTGAAATTTCTTGTATGAGTCTTAAGGGATCATACCGAATTCCTCCTCCCTATAATTATATTCATAACCATCAGGATCGGAAAGTTGGCAGTCCTCCTATTGGTATTTTGGATTTTTTTAAATATTGGGATTTTAGGGAGGCTTGTCGATTGTTGAGTAATACGGTTGACTATTTTGAATTTGGGAAACAAGTTTTTAAGCGCTCTGCTTGTGGTAGGATAAGTGGTATATCGTGGAATGGAGATTATGTCGTGCCGTTGAAGATTCTTTGTCTTAGGCGTATATCGCTTTATAATAGAGTTTTTTGCGGCGACAAATTAGGTCCCTACACGTATAATACATCTGATCATTTGTATCCCCACAAGTTGCCGAAATTGATTAAGAAATATGATAAGCCTACTATGAAAGTATATAATAAGGATAAGCTATTGGCTAGGTGCGTTAATGACGGTCTGGCTAATATGTATACTTTTATGGGGGTAAGGAAGCATTTTAGACAGTTAGTTTGGACTTATCATCCCTTGGATGTTGAAGAGATATCTGCTCCGTCTGGTACGTCTGCGGGTGGTCGTGCGGGAAGAAAGTATGTTGAAAAAATTGAAGAGAACGTTTTTAACGTTTTTATTTCTGGGGGAACGAAGCAGGATCAACGTGCTGTTACTATTGCTAGTGTAAAAGAAGACATGGCTAAGTACTTTGCGTCTGCTGAGAAAAATGGAGGATATGGTGATTTTGATTATATGGAACATGCGTTTATTTTGATGTTAAAGTCAGAGATTGCCCATAATGAATCTATGGTAGACAGTGAGCGGGTTGCCGCGTATATGAAATGTAGAGGTTTTTTTGTTCAAGCTTATAAGCAGTTTATCTATGCCGTTTGTGTGCACAAGGATAGAATGATGATTGAGCGTGGTGTAGCAATAAAAATTGGTATTAATTTCAATTACGGTGGTGCTTATGCTTTTTCTAAAGAGATGAAATACGATGATCCTGATATGGTGTTTGGTCATGCAGATGTGGTAGGTTTGGATTATAATATAAAGGCACCCTTTATAGAATTATTTTCCTTTGCCAGTAGTTTGTATTATGCTAAAGATAAGGGTCATGCAGTATTGTATAGAAAAATGCTAACTAAAGCGGCGAGTTACCTTAGTGTTAAGGAAGTTCATATAATGTCTAACGTGTGGATGTTGATGGTTGGAAATATGCCTTCGGGAGCATTTGAAACATCACATGGAGATTCTTGGATTATGGAATTGTTTTTTTGGTCTTATTATTCATCTTTAATTCTCTTATACCCTTATAAATCTGCTCAATTGAGTGATGAGTTTAAAGCTGGACGAATTCGGTTTCCGGTCTATGGTGATGACCACATTTTGGCTAGGCCTAGGTGTATCAATGATGTTTTGAATATGAAGTCTATGCAGGCTTTTTATAGTAAATATTTTGATTTAACGCTTAGGTCTGTTTTTGATGATGTTAAGTGGTTGTCTGTTCCAGATGAGTATGGAGGAGTGAGTTATGATGGAGTCGTCTTTTGTAAAAAGCGATTTATCGAGAGACCATCCTTTATGCCTGAAGATTGTGTTCCTGTTGTTCCGTATAGATTGTTGAGCGATGTTGCTCCAAAATTGGGATATGGCAGTGAAAATCGAGAAACTTATGCAGATTATGCTATAGCATGTATAGGTGTCGCTTTTGATACTTTTGGTACTAATTTGGTTGTTTATGAGTTGTGTCGTTATTGTTATTCCTGGGCCCTTCGTTGTGGAGGGTATAAAAATATTGATGATGTTGTTTTGGATTATAATAAGTTGCAAGTTGAAAATAAGGATTTGACAAAAATACTTAGAAAGACTGGTGTTTCTAAGGATTTGATATTTGCGGGTTTTCCTTCGTTGGAGGTGCTGTGGTTGATGCATGTTTATGATGCCAGTAAAGTTAATTTTACTCCTGATTTGAGAAGATATAATGCTGGCACTAATAGTGCGACTACAGAGTTCGATGGGGTTGTTGG